AACAGCGATAAGGTGCTTAACCCGCCACTGAACAGCGCCACCGCGATGTTAGCCGCTACTTGGCCGGTGCCCCCCAAAACCTCAAACAACAGCCCGTCGCGCTTGCCTTGGGCTAAGGGGTCGATATGGTCCGCCGCCTGGACGACTGTGCCGCCTGCGCCTTTCAAAACGCCCTCGGGGGACAAGTACCAAGGCAAAATCCCGCTCTGCCCTTCTTTTATGGCGTCCGCTAAGTCTTTGCCCCCAACGACCGAAATGGCCGCGTGCATAGGCCGAGTGAAGACCGTGTTAGTGAAAGTCCGGTACATCTCCCCGAACCCCTCAAGAGAGTTGCCCAACATTCGGACCCCGCCTGAGCCAAACGCATTCCACATGTCATGCTCAAAGTCGGCAGCGCGGAACACGTGCTCAAATATGCTGAGCGCCTCGCCATCGTTCTGGGCCAGGGCAGCGTTTACAGGGTCGGACACGAAAGCCCGCGTCACCGGGGCTCCAGTGGCAGAGTTCAAGAACGCGGCAGCCTTGTCACGCGGCTTTAGCTCGTCCCGGTTGCGAGAGACAGTGCCGTCATCCAGGCCACCGCGCTTCCCGAGAGCTACGTCATCCGCAGCGGTCTTTGCGTCGCGCTCCTGGGCACGGCGCAGGGTCTCGCCCGTGGACGCCTGAGTAGCCTCCTCCTGCTCCCGAAGAATAGCCTCATAAGGGTCGGCAGCCTTGTCTACCGCGACCGGCGCAGGCTCAACGACAGGCGCGGCTACAGGGTCAGGGACGAGGGGCTCCAGGGCGGGTGCGGGCTCCTCTTTCTTGCTTAGTATGTCTCGGTAGGTGTCAACTAAAGATTTCTCAGCCATTATTGCTCCAGGCGCTTCTTAGCTAGATACGCCTGAGTAATCTCAAAAGCCGTAGCGTCAGGCCGGTGTCTCAGGATGGCGGCGCGGTCCTCGTCAGGTACGTCTATCATCCCAAACCTCTGGTTGTTCGCATCCCAAAATCCTGCGTTGGGGACCGCTACAGTGTCCGTGATCTTGTGGAGAATTTCCATCTTATCCGCGTCAGTCAAAGCCGTCGAGCCGTTGTTCTTATCCGCTTCGAGAACCTGCTCTTGGAACATCACCGTGATGTGCGCCCAATCTCTTTTGTCGTCCTTGCTAGACAGCTTGTACCCAAGCTCGTCACGGCGCGCGTTGAGCATCTGCGTCTCGGAGAATATCGAGGCTGCTTGACCGGCCTTCGGGTCTTGGGCCGCAGCGATCCGAGCCTGCGCTATCGAGAACTGCTGGTCGTTCAGCTTAGGCCGGAGAAAGGTGAGGTTGACTGCCGGGTTATTCGGGTCGCTCAAGTCCTCGACGGACATACCCATGATGTCGAGGAACAACCGATCGTAAGTATGGGGCGGCTTAGGATTAGCCACCTGGAGGGCGTACGCATCCAACGCAGCACGTTCTTGGAGCGTAAGCAAATCCTTCGCGGGCGCGGCCATAGACCGCCAATCGCCGCCGCCTTGAACGACAGCCAAGGCGTTAGCCCGAACCGTCCTCTGAGTGGCCACACGGTCGCGCTCGTCCTCCGCAAACTGCTGATTGGTGAGCGCCCGGGCGTTGGCTTCGATCCGGGATATGGTGCTGCGATCACTCTCCGTGGCGTTCAACGAAAGCTGGTACTCCCGCAGCGCCTCTCTCTGAGCGTCGCCGGTCGAGCTACTCTTAATTGCGATACGGACCTGTCTAGGCGTCGCCTCGGGGTTTTCCGCAAGAGCAGCCTGAACCACGTTCTGCGCGTCGGTCGACAGGTTCGCCGCCGCGTCTCCCCGGCGGGCTTGCGTATCCCCGCGCGCCGCACTTAGGTCAGCGCGCAGTACCGCTTTCGCCGCATTCCGTATCTTACCGTTAGAGTTGTCGTCGGCAAACTCGCGCCGCTCAGCGGTCTGTGCAGGGTCGGGGAATTTCTCCCAAGCCTTAGCTACTACCTCTTGCGCGTCAGAAGCCAACGCCTCGGCGTCTTTGGCACGTTGTACGGCGTCTAGCCGGTCCACCTCAGACACGTCAGCCCGTAGCGCCTGCTGACGAGCCTTGAGAACCTCGAGGCCCGCGTCTCTGTCTAGCCCGGTAGCGTTGGCTTTGATATATTTCCGCTGGTCTAAGTCGCTGCCGCCCGCTGCTTGAGCGGCATCAGCAAGACTGGCGGCCTCATCGGGCCGTTCGATAAGACGCCGCTGAATTTCCTCATCCAGGTCTTGTCGCCCCTCAATTATCTCCCGCCGCGTATCAGCGTCCTCGGACCTCGTAACATCCCAGCGGCCCTTAACAATCTTCTCCGCTGCTTCTCTGTCTAACCCGTCTGAGTTTTTGCGGACGTGCTGTAGCTGACCTGAAAGGGTCGGAGAGGCCGCCTCAGCATCCTCAGCAAGATTGAAGGCGATGTCGGGCCGTTCCTCAAGCGCCTCACGAACTCCATCCGCAGTAGCAGCCCGCTGCTCATCTCTGACATTCTTGTGTTCGTTCACGCGCTTGAGGTACTGGACTACAGATTTGTCTTCAAGCTCACCCTCAGTCTGGTCGCGGATGTACTCCAAGGCGGCAAGTTGGTCGCCGGGGAAAAGCTTGAACGCTTCGTCTGCCAAGGTCTGCGAGGCCACCGTTATGACTTCGGTTCGTAGCTCCCCGCGTAGGCCCGCGAGGGACACCCCATCCACAAGCCCCGCGCGGCTGTTGAGCAGGTCCGTAGCCGACACAGTGTCGCCGGCAGCTAGGGCTGCGTGGAACGCGCCAGTGACCGCCTTAGTCGTCTCCTGGAGCTTAAATGCCTCGGTCGCCTCGGGGGTTAAGCCCTTGCGCTTGGCGGCGTTGTCTGCCTCGCCGTTGATGATCGCTAGGCTAGCGTCCATGATGGTGGGGTCTACCCAGCCCACAGCCGCGCCATTGACGGCCAAGTCAATCCGAGCTTGGCTGGTCTGGTCTTGAGCTACGACCCGCTCATTCGAGACGTGGCGCCCCATGACCTTCAATTCGTTGGCGTCCCGAGCGTCCGCCGCAAGGCCGAAGCTTTGCAGCACGCGCTTGTTGGTGACGCCCTCGGTAATTTTCTGGCGGGCCTTCTTCTGGGCCTCCAGCACGCCGTCATACGCCTCTACGGCATTCATTCCCTTGGTCGCGTAGTAGCCCTGGTTATCCGTAGTGCCATCGCCTGATCCGGCTACCGCCCACGACTGCCCGTACTTGACATCAAGCTCTTTGGTGACGCGCTCGTTATCCTCAGTCTGAATTTTGAGGGCGAGCCCAGCCATGTCATTGGCGACGTTAGCGCCAGTCTGTCCAAGACGCGAGTATGCGTCCGCAACGGTGGCCCCGAACGCAGCACGATTGGCGCCCCCGTCAGTTTGGAATACGGGCGCACTCCCGCTGGGGGCGACCTTCTGGGAAGCTTCAGGTACTCTAGCCAAAGATGCTCACGCCTTCGCTCCGGTAGCTGTACCACCGATCCGCGACCCTAGATGAGTTCCCCAGGAATGTGCCGAAGGAGTTGACGCGCGCCGCCGAGGCTTCACCCATCCCAGTGGCTAGCCGCATCTGAGCTTCGCTGCCGAAGTTCTGACCTTGCTGCTCCAGGCCAACAGCCTCGCGCTCCGCGTTGTTCCGGATCGTCAAGGCGTCTAGCTCGCCAATCTCTGAAGTCTCGCCCGTGATGTCGAGGGCGCTGTCGCGATCTACGACGACGCCATTCGCGGCTAAGACGGCGCGCTGGCGGCCTTTCAACTTCTCCGTGTCTTGCCGCGCAGACTTGGCCGCCGCATCGCCACGTTTACGAGCATCAGTAGCCGCGCGTTCAGCCAAGACTTGATTATTGCGGGCGACGGCGGCTTGGTACTCTCCTTGGGACTTGGCGGACTTAGCAGCGGCTCGACCGCCCATGAAGGACGTGACGGCGCTCACCGCCGATAAGGCTAACCCCGCTGCTTGAATGCTACACACTTTCTGCTCTCATTTCAAAAGGATGGAACATAGCCCCGAACGGACCATACGGCTCCGCCGGGAAGATCGTAAAGCCCAACCACGTCAGCCACTTAATTGAGGCGAGATTGCGGGCGTCAACATAATTCCGCAGCACCGGGTGTTCTTCCCTCGCCTCTGCTAGATACGCTTTATTGCGATGCAGAAAGGCGAAGGCGTGCTGCTCTAATTGGTCCGTGCCTAAAAGCCACGGGTGAGCTTCCTCGTCGAATGGGCTAAGCTTGCCGATCCCAAACATGCAAATAGGCTCGCCGTCCGCTAGCCCTACCTTGGGATCACGTGATACCAGGGCCGCGTGAACCAGGGCCGCGCGGGGCCGTAGCTTGTGGGACGCCCAGGCTTCCTTAACATCCGCGTCTCTCATGCGCGGCGCCATGATATCTGCGTGCGCCGTAGTGGCAGGAACGACCTCATACTGAGTCACTACCGCGAGCCGACTACGATATGCGGGATGACCGCCAGAATAGTCAATGGCAATGGGTAACGCTGCCGCATGAACACTCGCCCTTTGCTTTTCCAACTCGGTTTGAGCATCACTTCCTTATCCCCTGTCAGAATGTTAGTAGGCTCGTCGTACGCTTCGAACTCGCGCTGCTTCATCTCGACCAGATTAGCAGTGTTAGGCCCGATTAACAAGCCCCGCGATTTCTGGAAGCGAACCGTCACGTAGGGGATTTTTATGTCCTTGCCTTGGGTGGTCGGCACGCCCCGAGAAGGAGCCTCGATGTCCAGGGTTTCGATGTCTGAGATGTACCGCAAGCCCGCCGTAACTTGGCTCGCTTTAGTTGAGGGCAGCGTGATGACGCCCAGCGCCGAGACTGTGAGGTCTGACACGACATTACCATCGGCCAAGGCTTGGACCGTAGCCCCCGCCAGATGCTGCAGCCCCGAGAACGACTGGAAGGCTTGGCGGGCTTCGCCGCCGCTCACGTAGGCCGCGAAGGCAGAGCCGTCCTCGGTCGGGTAGACCTTGCCGCTGTTGGTGTACGCGGTGTGCGCCGTGCCATCCTCTCCCGTAAGCTCGAAGGTGTCGTCGGTCTTGTTGGCGACCGTGAACGTGCGCCCGTTGACCTCGACCATGCCCGCGAGGCCGATCAACCCGATCTTGTCCCCATCCGCGTGCCCGTGGGCCGTGGCGGTGATGACGACCGGATTAGCCGCCGTCGCGCCCGTGATGTGTTTGACGCCGGTCTGCTTAATCAGCGCGAAGGTGTTGGTCGTCTTGTCCGCGACATAGTACCGCCGCCCGTTAAGCTGGTCGGGCTGCGTCTCGTTGAAGTCGCTGTCGAACGCCGCCGTGAACTTGATGCCCCGCAGGTCGACCTCATCCCCGTCGGTGAAGCCGTGGGACGCCGCCGTCACCACAACCGGGTTGGCCGCCGTGGTCGCGGTGATGGTTACCGGCGTATCGAGGGTGAGCCCGGCGTCGACAAAGAAGCAGTCGCGCACGTCCGTAAATCTTCGGCTGGCGCTGCGCTCGATAAACCGTACCGTCTGCCCGTTGATGCTACGCTTGACAACGAAGTAGGCGTAGTCGTCTAGCTCTGAAGCCGAGGGGCGGACAGAGGCGACGCTCTCAAAGGTGCCGAGCGTGTCCCAGTGCGCCCAAGCCACGACCTCCTGCTCTTGGTTGAAGGTCATCACAAGCACCTGCCCGTCTGAGCGGATCATGTGCACGATGGGGTCAGGCGATCTCACCATAGTCCACCGGACCGCAGTGAACTCTGACAGCAGGTGCGGCGCCAGGACTGAGAGATCGTTGCCCCGATACCCGTCGATCTCGAACGAGAAGCCGAGGCTCCTGACCGCTGCCTTGTTGTCCGGGATGAACAGGACCGTGCTGCCGGCAACCAATGGCCGGATGTGAGACGAGCCCCAATAGGACTGAGGCTTCTGCCGCAGGGTGGTCGCGGCGAACGCGCTGTCATTGCCCGAGTTGATGCGCCACTCACTGCCGCTAGTCAGCACCAGCAAATCATTGCCGGGCACGAAGTGCCTGATCTCGTTGACCTGTCGCGCGGCCAGGGTAGCCGTTATACTGTCGTCATCCTGCGACGGCGTTGAGGTCGTGAAGTTCGACTGGTTGCCGGTCTGCGAGTAATACTCAGTGTCGGGATTGTTACTCGATCCCCCGAAGACGCGGCGCTGCTCGTAGTAGCTGACCGTGCCGGGGTAGTTGCCCGCGTTCTCGAAGGGGTTACGAAAATGGGGCGGGGAGAGGTCCAGGTCGGGCGCGATGTTGCTGTCCGTAAACGTGAGGGTTTCTGTCTCCCCGATCAACCCAAACAAGCCTTGCGTCTCTTTGTAAACGGCATAGCGGTCGGCGTTGGTGACCTCGGCCCACGTGAGCACCGCGTTAGGCGTAGCGTGGCCGTTGGTGATCCTATGGAATGTGGGCGAGACCGTGCCCCCGGTCGTTTCTGCGTCGTATCCAGAGCCGTCCGCATCGCGCAGCTTGAACGAGTTAGCGTCGATCTTGGATATGCGGAACCGGCGCCCATTGACCTCCGTCATTTCCGTGAACCCCGTAAGCTCGACATCATCTCCGTCCAGGAGGCCATGTGTAGTTTTTGTCACCACGACCGGGTTAGCCGCCGTCGCGGTGCAGCCTGTCAAAGCCCCCGCCGTCCACACACCCGGCAGACTTTCCTCAAAGGTGTCTTGAGCGATGGCGGTGACGGTGTATTTAACGACCACCACGCCGGTTGGGCTAGGGGTGGCGAGCACCGACACTGGGTCCGCGATAGTTGGGGCGAAGGTGGGCTCTGTGATTGTCCAAGAGGCGTGATCCGTGCGAGTTAGCTCACGCACGCCGTAGGTCGGGTGGGTGAGCGTCATCACGTCCGCCGACTGGGTGTACTTGACGGTCTCTAGGTCCGCCGTGGCGTAGGGCGATACGATCTCGTAGACCTTCTCAGCCGTGCCCGCGCTGCCATAGGCGGTGTACGCCGAGCCATCGACATTGGTGCCGTCCACCTGGGAGGTCAACTCAAAAGTGGTAGACGCTTTATTGGCCACGATAAATCGCTTATTGTTGATCTCCGTCATCCCCACAACGCCGGAAATCTTAACCTCCTCCCCGTCGCTGTACCCGTGCGCCCCGGAGGTAGTCACGACAACCGGGTTTGCCGCCGTCGCGCCCGTAATTGTCTTACCGCTCTCAAGCACGTGCCCATCCTCGCGGATGAAGCGCATGTAGAGGTTCCCCATCTCGATGATGTAGGTGTCCGTGGTCTTGAACTGGAAATCTATGAGGACGGGGGGAAGCGTGTGGTCCTTACAAGGCCCGATGTATTTCAGGCCCGCGCGGTTGCTGACGCCCCCATGCGGATGGATGATGACGTTCCGGGCAGTGCGAAGCCCGACCGCGTAGGCCGAGGTATCGACGCGCCCGTAAAGGTCAGGCCCTAGCTCGCCTTTGGCAAAAGAGGGGAGGATTATGTCGGGCATGGCTACTCCGACCGTGCGCGAATGTGCTCAGCTTCTCGGGGTTTTCGCTCTTGCTTCTCAGAGGCGTTGAACACGGGCGCCTGGACTATCAAAGCCCCAAATAGATTTTGCATTCCTGCCACCGTCTCCTTGTCCCCCGTGAGGGAGAAAGCAATTCGAGCGGCTAGCTTCGCCGCCAGAGCGTCAATGAAGTGGGCCGAAAAGAGGCCCGTGGTTTCGAGATCGAAGGTGTAGAGCGCCACAGCCTCGACAAGGTCTGTCACGATGGTCTTCGTATCGCCGTCATCCCCAAGCTCAAGCCCGTACGCAACCGGGTCAGCGAGCGGGCCTGCCGGGTTCTCTATCTCGCGAATGCAGACGCACGCCGAGGGGTACACGTAGCGGTAGGCCCATCGTTTGGTGGGCGCGTCGTCGTTGTGGGTGGTCAGGGCCACCGACCGCCGGGCAAAGCTCCAGTTGAACGCCTCAAGCGTCTGTATGCGGCTCCAGTCGTACCAGAGGTTGCACGCATTCGCTTCGGCGCTGTCTTCCGTGAGGCTCTCGATATTACTCTTGGCCCCGATGTTGGATAGCGCCATATTGGCGATTAGGACTTTGCTGACGGCAGCCATTAAATACTTACTCCCGAATTGAAAAGAAGGCTAGGGGCCGGCATCACGTGATACCAGCCCCTAGCTTCTACTTAGCCCCTAGCTTCTACTTAGCGGTTAGCTGCGATGTACCAGTAGTCAACGAGGGCGATCACTTGGTTTGCCGAGCGGTTGGCCACAAGGATCGTCGGGACAAGCGGCGTGGTCACGGTGACCGCGTTCTCCACCGGGTCGCCGATGGGGTTGCCGTTGATGAAGCCTTGCACCGTACCATTCGCGTCGACTTCGACCCGAACCGTCTCGTAGGTCGCTTGCACAGGCGCCGAGCCGGAATAGACCGGGGCGGTGTCTGTGTCGGCTTTCACGCCGCCGTGGAACCACTCCTTCGTGGTACCGTCGGCATCGTACGCCACGCCGACCGCGTTAGCCGCGTCACTGTCGATAGCCGTGGTGACGAGGAAGATCGGGGCCTCATGCGTGCCACTTGGCAGGACATCCGTGAAGCCGATGAAAACATAAGCCTCCGAGATGTCGTCGATCTGGATGCGCGTCTCCATGACGAGCCCGCCTTGGTCCGCACGCCAATCGAGCGCGTCCAGAGCAATGCTCGATGCGTTGGCCGTGATGGCGCCATCGTCCGAGGCGGAAGTAATGGCGACGCGGCCACCAGCACCCGGGGACAAAGCAACCGCGTTGGCTGTGCCGCTGCCGACTGTAATGTCGATCTCGTCGGGCAGAAGGTCGCCAAGGAAGTCATTGAACCAGGCAACGCGCTGTGCCGGGTCGACGCTTTTGAGGCGCTCGGGGGCGATCCCCATGACGTGCACGCCATCGTCTTTGTACTCAAGCTGCGCGGCGCCGAGGGCATCCGTCACCTTGCGATCCGAGGCCGTGAGCAAACGCAGCGAAACGACTGCCGTGCCGCTGGTATCGGTGTGAACTCTTAGCCGGTATTTCTCGTTGCTGCGCTCCGAAGTCAGCGTCTCGTTGACCGTGGCGTTCGCGGTGTTCCAGCGCTTAACACGCCGCCAAGCTAACTCGTCGCTACCGACCGCGCGTTCGAGGTCGATGACCATGGCGTAGGTGCCAGAGATGTTCACATCGAAAGTCTGGCCGGTTCTGGGGACCGTCAAGGTGCCCGACGCATCATCAACGCCGGTAAAAGAGGCAGAAACAGGGGCGTAAACAGTCATTTTCAGGGTCTCCTAGAGTTTGGGGGGTTAGATGGCCGCGCGCTCGTCAGCAGCCGCCTTGTCCGCAGGGGCAAGCTGGCCACCGCGCTCCTTGTGGTCGTGCTGATCCTTATACCAGCCGCCGCCGATAAGCTCCCATACGGAAGGCTCATCCGGATCGAGGACCGGCGTAGGTTCTTCTTTGGTCTGGTCTTCTTCAGTGGCCCCGGCCAAGCCTGCGGTTTCAAGCGCCTTCTGGTCGGCAGCCTCCTGGGTCGCGCGCTCGACATCGTAGTCTCTCAACTCCGGTTCCGGCTTCGCTTCAGGCGTGGGGACTTTACCCTCGACAATAACCGCGCTCTTGGGCAGGTGGTCCCGGAGGCGCTCAGGTATTTCGATAGGCGTGCTCGGGCCTTCGGCCTCCCAAAGGACGCCGCCCTTATCGAAGAAGTTTCGTTTCAGAATGACCTGCATTTCCCTATCTCCCTAAAAAAAGTGGTGGGGGAAGCCGAAGCCTCCCCCGGGTAAGCGGTTACTACTAGTTACTGGCGTCAGGCTGTGAGGTCCAGCCGATGTTGTCGAGGGTGACGAAAGCGTTTACCACGCCGTCATCTTCGCCTTCTTCTGCTTGGACTTGCTGGATGCCGACATAGCGCTCGTAAACTGCGCCGTTGGCATTGTCGCCCGCCGGGAACGGGATCACAAAGCGGAAGCCCGCGACCAGCGAGGTGCCGAGAATGACATCCGTGGTTGCGTGGATCGTCTGCGAGCCGTCCGTCGAAGGAATGGCCGTGCTGTCCGACACCAACTGAAAGGCCGTGGTGCCGGTCGTGGTGGCGCCGCCGTCAAACAAGGTGGCGACGGTGATGATCGCGTACAGGGGTTGCCCCTGGCCAACGTCGCGGGCGACGCTGATGTCGATAGTGTCGCCCACATTCGCGGTGCCAGCCTCAATCGCGGCGGACACTGCATCGGCAAATTCGAGCCGTTGGTCAAGAATACTCATAGTGTTTTTCTCCTTAGTGAGAAGTTTCCGGGGAGGCTGGTATCACGTGACACCAGCCCCTAACCGAGAATGGGCTTACGTGACCTCTGCTTCGTCCGCCGACAGCGCATCGCAACGGCGAAGCGGGATGCCATGGAACGAAGTCACCGGCTTACCACCGACGTTTTCGCTGGTCAGGGTCGAACCCTGTGTAGCGGTCGCCGTTTGGCGCCGAACCCAGGTACGGATGTCGCGGGACATGTAGAATGCCGCACGGCCAGCCGAAAGGTTAGGCACACGCTCCATCGCCTGGAACATCAGGTCCGGAAGATGCGCGCTCGGGCTAGCGAACACGCCGCTAGCGAACACCGCCGACAGAGACGATTTGTCGATGTTGGCAATCCGAACGACATAGCGCCAATCCCGGATCGTTAGACCCGCGTCCCAGCGATAGTGCGTCCGGTACGCGACGTAGCGTCCGGTGTTGCTGCCGCCTGAGGCATCTTCGATAACCGTCTCACCAAAGTCCTTCATTTGGAGGCCGGCCTGGGAGCCCTTCGGAACGATGCCGTGGACCGTCTGCGGCCCCCAGACAACAAGCCAAATGCTCGCGTTGTCGGTGCTGGACCCGCCAGCGTTGATGATGTTGTCGCCATTCGGTGCGCTCAACGAATTGAAACGCGGGGCGAAGCCGGTGAAAGCCTCGGGCTCGGTCGTCTCATTGCCGTAGATCAGCGTGCTGGCGATTTCCTGGTTCAGGCCCTCGATGTGGGGGCGATCTTCCTGGAGGCGGAAAGCGGCGGTGTTGCCGTTCAGGTCCGCGAGGGCCTTATCGACTTCCGCGAAGGCTTCCAGCATACCAGTGTTGTCCGTGACCTGCGTGGTCGTGGACTTGTTGGGCTGGACGCCCCCGTACATCCTGCGCCATGTCGGGGTCGGGATGCCGGTACGGATGGACGAACGATGGCCAGTTGCCAAGTTGCCTTCCATCCACGTCATATCCGAGAGGATTTCGTTTGTCTCGTTGAGGATTTCCACAATCGAGGCAATAGCCCCATTCGGGTCCGTGGCCTTCGCGAGGTCCAGGAGGGTGGGGTTAGAGGCGGAAAGTGCAGCCATTAGAGTGCGCTCCTTATGTTACTTTTTCATCGTGGGGTACATAGCTGAGGCCGCGTCGGCTGGAGCTTCTTCAGACTTGCCAAAGTGCAGCTTGTCCTCTCCAATCGCCTTGGAAACTCGGTACATAAACCGAATAACCTCGGGGTGGTTACCCAACTGTGTGCTATTGAGCAACGCCTTGAAGGCCGGGGCTTCGTCACCCATGACCGTATCGATAGCCGCTGCTCCCCCTGCGACGGACGCCTTGAAATTGTCCTTACCGAACTCAGGGTCGGCTTCCGCAGTGGTCTTCCATTCTTTGACTTCTGTGGCCCAACTCTCATGCTGGGCTTCTGTCTCGGTCTTCACGTGCTCAGCAAAGAAATCTACAAGCTTCTGGGCTCGTTCCTGATTAAGGCCCAGTTCTTGCGCCAGGGGCGTAAACGCCTCCACCTTTCCTTTGTCGAGTTCCATGCCGTCCGGGACAACAAAGTCCTCGTACTTCTCTGGCGCTTTCTCCGTGTCCTTGTCGGCTGTGCCGTCCTTGGACTTTTCGGTCTCCGCCTTCTCAACCGCAGCCTTCTCAGCCGCCGCCTTCTCCTCAGGAGTAGCTTCCACATCTCCTGCTTCAGTGGTTTTCACCACATCATCTGTTGCCCCCGCCTCTACATCCCCGCCGAGTAAACCGGCGTCTTCCGCCTCGCTCGTATCAGTCATGTTCCCGTCCTTTCTCCATATCTGGCATCACGTGATACCGCTTCGTTCTGCATCAGGATATACTCTGCCGGCGCGTGCGTCAACAAATCATCCAGGATTTCTATGGCTATGCCGCGTCGTCCTTCGAGATACGCCGTGTGATGGGTGTCAGAACCGCTGTAAGACGCGCCATACGGGCGGCCAGAGGACATATAGTGCCAGATCGTAGCACGGCCTCCTGCGGTCGAAACTGTCTCCTTGAAGTTGGCGACCCGCTCGTCTTCGCGTATCTTGCTCCGGGTCTTAGACTTCTTTACGACCGCCTTGTCGCCTACCCCCTGGTCGTCTGTTGCTTCTGTCTCAGCCACCCTGACCCGCCTGTGCCGCGTCCGCTACGCTCTTGATAGCTGCGCCGCCACTCGCTGCGGCACCGCCCGCCGTCTTGGCAAGCTCCGCCATCTGCGCCATCTGCCGTTCCTGCGCGCGCTTCTGACCCTTGGCCGCGACTTCCTCGTCGGTCGCAATGATATTCGGGGGTGCTCCGATAACGCGGGCGTACTCGTCGACCGCCTGCACCGCGTCGAGCTTGTCGGCGGCCCCTTCCCACCCGGCTTCTACAAGCCCGGCGATGAAGCCTACGGTCTGTTCGATACCCTGCGCCGCTACAGCGCGTTGAGCCTGGGCCAGAGACGAGACGTATTTGGTGCGTAGCTCCTGCCCCGCGATCTCCTGCGGGGGGTCCGGGAGGATACCGGCGGCGAGCGCCTGACCGAAGATACGATCAATGAGCTTGTCCAACCATTCGCCGTGGACGCGCTGAAGTACCGGCCCGAGTTGTAGGAGCCGCTCCGCGTCGCGGTTGCTAAGCTCCATCTCGTTCTTGGGTTGGATGCCTTCCATGCGACTGATAGCGAGGAACAGGTCGACCATGAAGGCCGCGTCGACGCGCCTCTCAACGGCCTCGATGTCCTTGCCTAATTCCTGGAGCTTCGGGTCCACCGTGTAGACCGGCTCCAGCTTGGTCCCGTGCTGGGAACCGTCATAAGCGTTCAGGCCCCCAGGCAGCGAGGAAACAGGTTTGTCCTTGATAGAGGCAGGCCCACGCAGTGGCGGGTTCACCAGCTTATCAATGCCCTGAGCTTTACGCTTCTCCTCGACTTGTAGCTGTTTGATGTCGCCCAGCGCCACCATGGCGGGGCAGCTTGTTCCGTAGACATCCTCGCCGGTCACATCCCAGCGCGGCACGTAGGCGGGGAACTGATCGAAGCCTGCCTCAGACAGGAACTTGTCTTTGTCCGTCTCGCCTTGGTCATACTTGACCGACCGCCAGCGCTTGTACCGGCTGCCCAGGCGTGCGGGCTCATGGTCTGGGTTGGGCTCGATGAAGTGGACGACCGTGTGCAACGTCTCGTAGTTGCCCAGGCCGTAAGCATTCTGAACGATCTGTGACGTGTTCTCTTTGCCGAACTCTTTGACCATCTGCAAGGTCGTCATCTTAAACTCGCGTACGAGCCCCACGACCTCAAGCTTGTCGTCCAGGAAGATGTAGTATCCCCCCGCCGTGTGGGTGTAGAACCGGGCCACGTGGTCAAAGTCATCGACGTGCGACATGGCGCCCGTGCCGAACAGTAAGAGTTCCCCAAGCACCTGAGGTGCCATCGAGTAGAAATTGCCGGCAGCCAGGATGTCGTAGATCACCCGCTCGACTTTCTTCAGCCAAGCCTGAACAGGGCGGAACTCCATCATCCCTGGGTCCATGGTCTCCAACGCGAACCAGGGCCGCGACGGCGACATGGTACCCGCGAACATGCCAGAGCGCGCAACGCCGTGCGCCCAGGTAGCCCGGTTGTTGATGATCTTGTTCCAGTGGGTAACGGTGGCCTTGTTCCGGTCAGCCAAATCGAACCGGCCCCGTCGCGGCAAGATAAACTCAGACAGCGATTTGTAGTAGGGCGTGAACCCTGACGCCTCTGTCTTGAGCGCCGAGAGACGCTTGTCGAAGTAGTCGCGCTTGCTGGTGAAGTTCTCTTGATCTGCCATCTATATACCCAACAATGATTTTTGATCGACGCGGGCGCCTGGGCCTAAGCCGCGAGCGCCACGGAAAGCTGAGAACCGACTAAACCGAGCGCCACGCCCGGAAGCTGCACGGCCTGGAGCACCGGGCTCGCCTGCGTCTCCGCCGTCACCGCCTGGGTCGCTGGGGCTCGCTGTGCCGCCGACCGCGCTAGGGGTGCCGGGCGTGCTGATGTTGGTGCCCACCGCGCTAGGGGTGCCGGGCGTGCGGACGCCTGGGCGGCTGGTCACTACGGGGGAGCCTGCGCTGAATAGGCCGAACTCCTGGGCGTGGGACCTGTTCCCAGCCTTCAGCGCATCGTCTGCGCCCTTGTCAAGAGGGTTGTAGTTGGCGGAGCCCGAGAAATCCCCGCTCGCCGCCTGGGTTGCGCCAAGCTCTGCTTGCGACT